TTCTTCTTTCCTATCTTTAGTTTTTACTTTGCCGGAAATAAACACACTATCAGGTAAGTTCTCTTTTAAGAAATCACCACTTTCGATTCTATCCACTAACACCAATGTATTGCCACTTTCCGATATGGTATTAATTAGGCTAGCAATATAAGTCATCCTAGTTTTATCAGTGACTAGATATTTTAACTCTTCTGGATATCCAGAAAATTCTTTCCACTCAGCTGTTTGAATTATGTTTACGTGACAATCACTGAGAATTCCTTTTTCTTGTAATTCATGTGCTTTGACTCTGTGAACAACTTCGCCTAAACTTGCCCGCAAACTTTGAAATTCATGGTCTGCTTTTGGCACAGTTCCTGTCAATCCCCAGCGTATGGGTGCATTGGCTAAATTACGAGTTAATAGAGTTTTAAGTACTTCGGCCTTGGCCATATGGCAATTGGCTACTACTGCGCCCTCTACAATGTAGTTGTGATCGTCCTTAATATGTAAATTATATACTTCTTTTGGTTTACTTATTTCTATTTTTTTTATTAATTTCATATAGAGCCTTTATTTTTTTTGCAGTATTATCATCAAATTTTGTATAATCAATTTCTACTAACTGACTCTGTAACCATTGTTTATCAACTATCGTTATTGTATAGTTGTGCGCAGTTGCCCATTTAGATAATGCTGACAGTTTTGCTTGAAATTTTTTCCCGGTGCATAACTCTTTTGGTTTAACTTCTATAACTTGTTTGTAATTTCATGGTCATTTGTTAACTCATCGGCACGTACCCATCCTAAATTAGTTAAAAACTTATGATTTCCCGACACTTGTATTTTAGATCCATTATCAAATTCCATTTCATACATTTTTTCACTGAGTGACTTTGTTAAATTTTTATGTTGTTTAATTACAGTATCTACTTTGAATTTTTGTGTATCTTCGGAATAGTTTATGATTTCATCACCTGTTTGTATATCTTTAATTGCTTTGTAACCGTTGGCAGTTAATACTTTACTATCACCGGAAAAACATTCATCTACCATCACACATTGCACAGCTTCTAGTAATTCTGCCAAGGTTAATAGTTCTGGATCATAGTCAAATTCCTTGGATTTTTTATCTAAAATATTCAAACTTTGCCAGGTACAAATTGTATGAGTTTTATCAAGATCTTTTCTGTCACCATAATAAACTCCGACATCTAATCTGCAGTTAATAAAGTCTTCTTCAGTTTGTTCCACTAGACTTTTATTAGGAACGATGGTTATGGTTCGACCATATTTTTCACAGATTTTTGCCAAAGTTGCGGTGGTAATTGTCTTGCCAAATCCTGTGGCAATTTCTTGAATACACTGAGGATTTTCTAAGAACTTGTTGATAACTTCAACTTGGTCATCACGCAGTCTAATTTTTTCTCCAGCAAAACGATGTCCTTCTGGCCAGGTATTTTCACCCCAAAAATCCTCAGAAATTTCGGTGAATTGTAAGGACTCACTTGTACGAAGATCCTCGAGTTCTATATAGAAGTTTTTACTTTCTAAATATTCAAGTACCTGTGGTAACATAGAAAGATACGTTGTTCCGCCAAGACCGAAAAAACTCACCGTACCGTCCCATCGACCTAATTTATAGGCTGGACGATACCTGGCTGTAGGGTCTTCGTATTTGAATTTTTTAACCAAAGCCTTACGTGTATCAAGATCGAGATTTTCAATCTTAATATTGACTTCGTCTTTGATAATAATTTTACATGAAGACAAGTTTCAAATTCCTTTTTTCTTTTGGACCAGAATAAAATATCACATTTTCATGATATTTTACAAAATCTCGCATTGTATAATGCACGTTGTCAAAACCTAGATTAATAATTGCGTGAAATTTAATTTTAGATTTTAACACAGGCTTGGGTAATTTGCTACTGATAAAAACAATTTGTGTGTCATTTTTTATGGGTGTGTTCAAACCATTATTTTTCACAAAATTATTGAAATTTACGTTGCTTTCTGTGGGTAAGCGAAACATAACACTCATCTGATGATTTTCAATTCCAATTGATCTTAAAAATTCATGTGCCATGATTAATTTTTCTAATTCGCTACCACCTGGAATCACAAACAAACAAGGACCCATGAATTTTATGATATTTTCCAATGAAGAAAAACCATGAATTTCACTGTCTATGCTGAATTTTTCACCAGGTTCAGATTTTAGAAATTCTCTAGTGATTTCATCCACCTCATCACTGTCAAGAAAATTGCTAATTGTATTATCCCATGTATCAATGCCTTTTCTTCGAGCTTCAAAAATGGCAGGTAAAATTTCAGTGCTGGTCAAAAGTGGTAAATTTTTGTCAAAATTGATAATTTTTGGTATTTTATCCTCAATGACTAACATAGGTATATGATGTTCCATGTTAGACATTATTTCTTTTGCCTGCGAAAATAAATCAGCCAACTCATCATCGATTTCAAAATTTTCTTCAATGGCAAAATTCATCAAAAATTTCAAATTTGTCTCAGTTAGTGAAAAAATCCAAGATTTTAGGTCTTTGCTCCATGTCCTATAATCAACACCACCTGACTGTTCCTTGATTCGTGTGACATAGGCTTCATTGTAGGGAAAAACTACAGAAATAACTCTCCCGTATAAAATATGATCCGTAATGGACATTTTTTTAGAAGTATTAATTGTACGAATTGGTAACTTGTAGACAGGATTTTCTAAAAAATTAGAAATATCTGATCCCAACGATAGTGATAATTTTGTTGCGTACTTTTTTAGGATTTTTACAGCCAACACTGATTGCTTTTCTGTAAATCCTACACCTAAAGAAATTTGTAGATCAAAGTCCGTGATGATTTTATCATCCCACATATTGAATTTTATGGGATTTACTGTTCTAGAGGCTGTAATTAAGTCTTCGATGTATATCATACATTTATTATACACTCATAGTGTAATATCTTCAAGTCCTGCCGCTCGTAGTTTGATAATGTTACTTAACTGCCACTGTTTAATATCCAAGGCTTTGATAATGCCAAGCCATTGATTACGAAGCATGGCAAATTCGTTGATAATTTTTTCCATATCAACCACATCTGCTTCACCTTCAACATATTTTTCGCAGTCTCGACTACTTAAAGCACGTTGATAATTTTCCAAATATTTTTTGAAGGCTTTGGATTTTACTCGTCTGAGTTCGATGTTGAGATATTCAAGTATAGCTTCAATTTCCTGTAATTGATTAAATCGTTGTTCTACAATACCAGGCAGAGAAGCCGAGGCCTTCTCCACATTACCGTGGATTTTAACCTCTTTTCTGGCTTCTTCTATCTGAGTGTAAAAATGATCTAAACAACTAGGAAGGTGTGCTATGTCTTTGCTGACTTTTGCATACCAGGACATTGTTTAGTCCTCATTTTCATCGTAGGACCAATCGTCTTCTTCGTCTTCTTCAGATTCTTCTTCACCGCTGACAATAATGTCAATTGCATCATCTAGGTATGTATCATATCCGACAAGTGCTTTTAGTGTTGCAGAGTCTACATCTTTTCCAAGTAGGAAATCAACAAAGTGATTGGCCGCAGTTTCCTTATTTTTATCAGAGATATATTCCTTGAATACATCCCATACTTCAATGATTAGATCTTCTTCCATTATACTTCCTCTGTATCTTCTTCTGTTACAGGTGCTACACTTGTTTCACCATGTGTGGCGATTTCCGCCATCATAATAGTTAGTCCATCTTTCTCATTTTTCTCCCACGCCTTGCGGAATTGTTTGATAACTTCACCATCGGCTGTTGTGTAAACAAGACTATTGCCTTCTTTCTTCAACATACCTTTGGCTTCAAATAAATCAACCAACCCACTGTATGGGCTCATACCAGTTGAATATGGAATCTCAACTTGTACACTTTCAAACGGTTTAGCGTAGCGTGTTTTCATAATCTTACACGCTGAACGGATACCATTTACAGTTGTAGTTTTGTTACCATCTGCATCTGTTTTTAGCTTCAACTTACGCATAGCAACTACAATACTTGATGCATAAATGAATCCTTGACCACCACTGATTTTGTCATCTGGGTCAAACATATCTTGTGAAGCATATGTGTGATTTGTACAAACCATACCAACATTCCACGAACCAAACATGTTTACACAGTTACGAACAAGTGATGTAAGTGCTTTAGGTTTACGGCCCATATCACCTTTCATTTCGCCTGCTTCAAACTGATTTACATCAGTAGGAGTAAGCAACATGCCCAGTGAATCGATTACAAACAAAATCTTTGGACGAGTTTCCTCGGGCATTAGTTTGTACTCTTTCATGAATTCTGAAATAGTTTTTGCCACATCATCAATCATAGCCATGTTAAGTTTCAACAACTTTTCATCACTAGTATCAACGCCTAGGTCTTTCAACCATTTCTCATCAAGTGCGTTTTCTGAGTCAACAAGAATAACAAATATACCCTGTTCCTGTGCATGACGGATAATATTTCCGGAGCAGATATATGATTTACCTGCACCAGATTCTCCGGCAAATACAGTTACCTTGCCCAGTGGAACTCCATGATTGAAGTTACCACTGATAAGATAATTTAGGGCATAGTTACCTGTTGATATCCAGTCTGTAGGATCGTTAAATCCAATTCCGAGTCCATCAATACTTTTAGTGATAGATTTTCTAAATTTACTAATATCAAATGATTTTGCCATTTTATTCCTTTTTTAATTTACAACAGATATCCATCATCTGGATTACACAGACGGCTGTGCGGGATCCTATATACCAACATTAAATGGTATATAGGGTCCATTTATACACATAAGCCAGTGTATCCGACATTTTTTTAAGGAGTAATATTCTTTTGACGATTACGAATCATCTGAATAATGTCTGCCGCACGACTTCCAGCATCACCACTTGCCGCGGGTGCTGCCGCTGGTGCAGGAGCCGCTGATTCAAAAGGGACTTCATCATCCTCAATAGGTGCAGATACTGGTGTTACTGCCCTGGGTGCTGCCGCTACTGCCGGAGCAGGAGCTGCATTGGCGCTAGGTGCATAATTACCCTTCATACCATCTGGCTTGAAGTATTGACCCCAACGATCCATGTCATATGCTTCGCCATCTACTGATGCGGCAAACATTTCGCTGATGACTTTGAGTTC